CTATAGTCTTTACCATCTGAGAGTTGTACAGTCATGCTAATTTTTCTCTGGTTCCCTGGATACCCTGGACCCACATCTAGATGCCAATCATAATGCCCGCCGTTATCATAGTACTCAGTGTATTGTATTACTTCGTGTACATTGAACATATCAAATTGCCAAAGACCTTCGTTAGCTGTATTTGCTATTGAAATCATCTTCTCATATAGCCAATCTGTTTCTTCATTACGATATATCCAACGAACTTCACTCTTTCTCTCATCACTAGCAGCTTCAGCATTACCAAAATTTCCTTTCATTGTTGGTAGCTGTTGAACGTAATCTTCTACTACTACAATCTCCTCTTCAGAAAATTTATTATCAAACCAAGAGTACTCAGCTGGGTCTTGTGATGTTTTGTGAGAATTAGTAAACATATTTTATATTGTTAGTCATTAAACAATTTCACATGCACCACCTGCACAAGCTGCTTCTCCTTTAAGGTCTGTTGCATCTTCTAACTCAACTACTTGACTCAAGTCAATACCTTTCAAAGATTTCATCATGTCGTTGTAAACCTCTTCTGTAATATCTTCAAAAGGAGCTTGGATATAAGTACCTCCATTATATGGTAATACACTTAATCCATTATAGTGCTTTCTGTTTTCCCACATCCATTCACCAGCCATATCCCATTCGTCATCTCTTAACGATACTGTTGCAGATACGTTGTGTGTGTTGTTTCCTGATCTATGACCTGGCTTCACCCACTCCATGTGCACCTTCTTGATTCGATCTAGTAACTCAAATGGTGATTCTGTTCTCAAGATTGCTCCTTCTGGTGCCTTTTGTGGAATAGAAATTACTGCTGTATCGTGTGGACGGAAATATTCATCCTCTACTAACTCAGGGTGATTGATTGCTAAGTAGCTGTAGATAGCTTCATTCTTTCCAACTCGGATTCGACGTATATAGAAGTCGTTGTGCCATGCATGGATTCCTGAAGAAGTACCTAATGTCAGAGATGTTGTTCCAGCTGGTTTAACTGTAGTTGTTCTAGCAGACTTGTTAATTCCTATGATAGCTGCTACTCTTTCGTTCTCAGCATTAACAACTTTTGCAGCTGCTTTCATATCATAACCCAACACAGTACCTGATCCGATACCAGTCATTGAAATTCCAATCAATGCATCTTTCTCAGTTGTACGTTTCCATACATCACGTAGGTAGTGGAAGTTAGTATATCCTGCTTGTAGTGTTCCAATAAATGAAGCTACACGTACTCGGTTTTCAAAGTCTTCTTGAGATTCAAGATCCGATACATTTACTTCACATAAGTTGCAGAATTGGAATGGACGTAGTGCAATCTCGCAGCATGGGTTAGTTCCCCAATCTTTATCATTTGTAAGATAGATTCCTGGCTCTCCTGCTCCCGATAACTCAACACGCTTCCAAAGATCCATAAAGAACTGCTTTGTTAGTTTGTGTCTCATTAGTGCAGCTGAGTTGTTAGCACGTCCTCTTTGAGGATTTGTTTCCCACCAGTTTCCTGACTTACAAGAAATCATATCTTGGTCATCAGCACTAAAAAGGCTAATAAGAGCTGCTCTGCGGATACCACCGGCCAATACAGCATCTGCAATATGACATACCATGTCGTGAACTTCAATTGGTGATAGCTTGTCTCCATTCTCTTTTCCATCTAAAATTCCTTGTAATTTCATCAAACACTCTTTTAGTGGTTGAGGTCCTGGAGCTTTACCTCCAGATGTAACTAGTCTTGCACCCTTTGCACGAATATCTGAAAAGTCAAAGTTATAAGAAGATCCACCAGTAAAGTGAGATTTGACTAAAAGCTTAACTGCATCAGCCCATCCTTCAATTGAATCTGCTATTAAGTAACGACGCTTTCTGTTTGGATTTGGTTTTCTGATTTCTGGTAGACTATCTACATGGTGCTGTTGTACTGAGTAACCTACCCCTGTTCCTCCTAACAGTAAGAACATTGCTTCACCAAAAGCACGAACATCGTCGATTGGTAAATAAGCACAGTTATAGATTCTGTTTGGTGAGATCTCGATTGGCTTACCTGCGAACTGCATAGATCGCATAGATGGTAAAATCTTTTTGTTTAAAACATACTCGTAAGCTTTTTCAATCTCTTCAGCAAGTATCGGGTACTTCTTGATATGCATATTCTTGTTACGCGCTACCAGCTCGTGCCAGGTTTCGCGTCTTTGCAATTCAGGATGGTACTTAGCATACTTCATGAAGACAGTGATATCGCTTAGGATTTCATTCGAAAGTGTCATTGTAGATTAATTTTTAAATTTATAATTGGGGGTGTAGATATAAATAGTTTCCATCATTGCTTTTACTTTGTAAAACTGTTCAATTCTGAAAATTTATTTGCTAAGGCTTTCCTGACCACCTCCGAGTCATTCTGCATCAAACCTTTTGCTTCTTTTCCTAGGACTGTATTTTCAGCATATATGTCTATCTTTGATACTGACATATTCATCTTGCTTGGAAAAGTCAATCCATCTGGCCCAAAGCGATTTTTAATAACGTGCCACCTTCCAGTTCCACTTATCTTATCTGCCACTTTACGTGACAACGATACAACAAAGTCAGCTACCATCACCTTTGAGTAAGATTCTGCAATCTTATCTGCTTCAATGATATCTTCTTCCAATGCTGATCTATTTGCTTGAGATGCTGTATAGATTGGAATTTGATATGTTCCAGCCATTCCTCTCAAGTCTTCGTAAATGTTTCCTAACATGATGTCATTACGAACTGCACCTTTTGATGTTGAGTCTCTTAGTAGATCGGCGTAGTCGACAATTATTAAGTCTGGTTTGAATCCTTGCATAGCACACTTATCTAAGTGAGCAGCAAGCATTGTTACAGTAGCTGTTTTAGTTGGATAGTACTTTATAATCAATCGACCTTTAAGTTTCTCTAGCTTTTCGATTACCTCTTCTTGATGAAACTTCAAATCTTGAGATGGTATTCCAGTGTAGTGTGAGTCAAATCTAGCTCCTACATATGTTTCAGATAACTCTAAACTATAGTAGATTACATTCATTCCTGCCTTTACTGCACCTGCTGCAATATTAACTAATGCCATAGACTTACCAATACCGGCTGGCGCTACAAAGACTCCCATCTCACCACTACCTAAACCACCATCCATGATCTCATTAATAACATCCCATGGTGTTGGAATTGTGTTACGCTTATTCTCTACAAAGCGAGCTGCTACATCTTCTAAGTACTCATGACCAACATTTCTATCTGATCCAGCCTTCATAGCTTCATCAATAGCTGTCTTAATGTCATCGTATCTTCCAACTTGCAGCAACTGTACTGATTCTAGAATTGCAGCTTTGATCTTTTGATTCTTACAGAACTCTAATGTTCTATCTTTTGTGAAATCTAAATCTGTTGAGTCTGTGTACCTAATAACCTCTTTAAGGTTTTCAACTACAGTAGTCTTTAACAAATCCACATCTACCTCATCCAGATACACCTTTAATGCTTCTAGGGTTGGTGGGCATTTATATTGCGAGAAGTACTTTAGAACAGTAGTAGTAATCCACTGAGCTGACTCAGATGAAAAGTACTTGGGATCAATTATATCGTGAATCTGTGACAGAAAGGTTCTATCCTTTATTAGCACAGCTAACACTTTATTTTGAAACCCAGTACCGTAAAACTGTAATGTATCTTGTTCTTGCATATCTATAACTTACTACTTTTAATTCAATCTTGCAAGGTAAATTGGTCTAACTTTTGAGTTATTTCTTTTAGCCAAATTTCTACATTGCGGATTGCATTTGTCATTCCATCTTCAATCATCATTGTATGGAATTTCATCTTTGCTAGTTTCTCTACCTTCGTCTGTAGATTATCAATGATTCGTAATTTTGTATGCCCTGGAATGCCACTATCCGATAACTGCATGATTTGATGAAACAATCTAATATCTGCTTCTGCCTCTACCACTCTAGCATAAAGCTTTGACTTAGGATTATTTGCATATAACTCTTTTGCATACTCAACAAACTCATCAACACTTAATATGTCAGAGCCATTCATCTTTGGGAACTTGCTAACAATTGTTTTAGCTCCTAGTCCTGGTACTCCTGGAATATTATCACTATCATCTCCGATTAGTGCACGAAACAAAGCAAAGTTCTTAGGCATGATGCCATATTGATTATACACGTCATCTGTGTAGTATAATTGCTTTTTTGTTGGACTCCATATGTGAATACGCTCATCAACTAGTTGTAAGAAATCTTTGTCTGAGGACATTATAAATACTTGGGAGTTTCTCTCCTTCAAGTAGTCTTCTCCAATATAAGCTATGACGTCATCAGCTTCAACTCCATCTGAAACGATTACACTCATAGGTAGGATTTCTAAATACTCAATAAGCCTTATTAGCTGCTGAAGTTGGTTATCTTCCTTATCGACAGTCTCAGCTCGATTCAATCTTATCTTGAATTTTCTATTTGCTTTGTACTCCGGATAAAGTGCTTTACGCTTTGCAGAACCATCCTTTCCATCAAACACCACAACAACTCGTGTTGGATTAATTGACTTGATAGCATGACCTACGCTAAGTAGAAACCCTGATAAACCTCCTACGTGTTCGCCATTAACATTTGTTGTTGGACTTGCGGCATATGCTCTAATGAATGTGTTGAGACCATCAACAACTAATACTCGAGAATTCTTTGTATCGTTGTTGACTGTCTCTTCACCTCTAAGTTTAACTTCATTAAAGTATGCGAGATACTTTTTGTTCATAACTTTAGTCTTCTAATTCTCCTTCATCTACTGAAACGTCATCTGGATCAATCATTGCATGATCTTTGTATTTCATAACGTAGATGTCACAGACTTTTTTGTAACAATATTGTTTTAAATCTGCATCACCATCTAACATGCCTTTCCACTGCTTTGACATGAATCGTGTCTCTTCACCAGTCTCTTCGTTAACTAGAGTATAGTATGCACCTGATGCAGATATGATACCATGATCTTTCATCATTGTCAACCAACTGTTGTAGTCATCAATTCCTGAATTAAAGTAGATATCAAAGGTTGCTTTTTTGAATGGAGGACCCATACGATTCTTGATTACTTGAGCTTCTGTTTGCACTCCAATAATCTGTTCAGTCTTACCTGATCCACTTTTCAATTTACCAACTCCTTTTAATCTAATTCGACAGCTTGCATGGAAACCTAAAGCTTTACCACCTGATGTTGTGTATTTGTCTCCAAACATTACTCCCATCTTTTCACGCAACTGAGATGTACATAAAAGAAGTACTCTCTGCTTTGCAATGATGTTTGTAATCTTACGCATTGCTTTTGACATCAAGATAGCTTTTGTAGTTGCCCAACCATCTTTCTCGTAGTCAGCATCTTGCTCAACTTTAGTTGTAGCTGCTGAAACTGAATCAATTGCTATGGTTACTAGTCTATCTTTTGAGCTCTTGCGTACCGTTTCTATAATACTCTCAACTGCTTCAAATGCATCTTCGATTGTTTCCAAAGGAACATAAAGCATATTCTTTACATCAACTCCAACAGCTATTAGAAACTCCTCACTTAAAGCATTCTCTGTATCAATGTAGACTGCAAGTCCACCCTTCTTTTGAGTATTTGCTAATGTGTGAGCTACTATTAAACTCTTTCCTGATGCCTCCATTCCTTGCAATTCAATAATACGACCTACTGGAAAACCTCCGTCAGGTCTATTAGAGATTGCCAAGTCTAACAGAGATGAGCCAGTTCCGACCCACTCTGTTAAGTCTGTTGGAGTTTCTTCAGCTCCACTTAAGAAATGGGCAGCCTTGAAGTCCTTAAACTTTTTGTTGAGACTGTCCGCTAGCACTGAAGCCAGTTCGTCCCTTCCCGAGATCTCATCGGGTGTCTTCATAGACTTTGCCATAACTCTTAGGTATTAAATAATGAATCGAATGCTGAAGAAATATCGTCCGTTCCAGTTGCTGTTGTAGCTCCTGAGATTGGTTTAGTTGCAGGCTTTGTACCTTGAGCATCAGCATCAGATGATGGATCTAACCACTTACCTAAAACTTCTGTCATCTCCTCATAAGTTGGTTCTGTGAACAACTCAGTGATTTGTTTTTGATTTGATACAATCATTTCTGCAACATCTTTTTCAGTTGTAGCTGGAGTTGTATTAGGTTTAACACGCACTGTGAAAGATGGAAAAGCTCCTTCTTTTTCTGCTGCAGTGTGCTCTACTGTAACATCACGACCATTCATTAAGTCTGTAATATCTCCGTAATCAGGATCAGAAATTAATGATAGTAACTCAGTGTAGATTTGTTTTCCAAAAGACCAAAACTTAACTCCTTCATGCTCAGAACCACGTACGATAACTGGTGCATATACTCGGAACTTCGGTTCAATTTTCTTTCCTAATTTCCAATCATCTTTGTCTCCAGATTTTTTTAATTTCTCTGCAAACTCAACTACTGGGTCAGGACGTCCAAAAGAGATCGGAGATACCATTGTACGTTTTCCAATTTCGTAATGAAAGTACAATTCCAAGAAAGGATTGTTTTTGTCGAATGCGTAGGGTACGATACGTACTTGAGATTTTCCTACTGGTGGTTTCCACATGAACTCACTTGCCTTTGTTCCGCCACCGGATGTTTGTTGCATCTGTTGCAACTTTGCTTTGATCGCATCTAAATTGATTGCCATACTTACTTTGTTTTTATTTGTTTATTACTGACCTTACTGAGAAACTTTTC